TAGAAGAAGGCGATAGAATTCAAATTACTACTCAAAGTGCAAGTACATTCAGTTTTATTGCCACATTTGAAGTATCAGGAGCGCAACGAACATGACCTACTTAGAACTTGTTAACGATGTGTTAGTTCGCTTGCGTGAAAGCACAGTATCTACTGTTGGCGAAACAACCTATTCTTCTTTGATTGGCAAATTTGTCAATGATGCCAAGCGTCAGATTGAAGATTCCTACACTTGGAATGCCTTGGCTCAGACAGTCACTATCACCACTACTTCTGGCGTAAGTTCTTATGCTTTGACAGGTGCTGGTCAGAAGTTTCGTGTTACTGATGCTATCAATACAACTAGCGTCATTACCCTAGATAACACCACTGTTGCGGATATGAACCGCAAACTCAACTTTGGTACACCTTCACAGTCTATTCCTAGCGAGTTTTGCTATAACGGGGTAGATGGTAATGGCGACACAAAGGTTGACTTGTTCCCTGTCCCCAATGGCGTATATACATTGTTGTTTGACCTAATCATCCCACAAGCTAATCTGTCTGCTGATGGCACATCTGTCAAAGTTTTAGACTACTTAGTTACTCAAAGTGCCTATGCAAGGGCTTTGATTGAGCGTGGCGAAGATGGTGGAACTAACTCTAATGAGGCTTATGCTTTGTTTAGAGGAATGCTCTCTGACGCTATTGCGATGGAAAGCACTCGCTATCCTGAAGACAACTTTGTGGCGGTCTAATGGCAGCACAACTTCAAAGTTACAGTCTCTCAGCACCAGGCTTCTACGGCCTGAATACTGAAGATTCTCCCCTTGATTTAGGGGCTGGCTTTGCTTTGGTTGCGACTAACTGCATCTTGGATCAGTATGGTCGTATTGGTGCTAGAAAAGGTTGGTCAAGGGTTAACTCATCTTCTGGTGCTTTGGGTGCTAACGATGTTGGTGTTATCCATGAGTTAGTTCAGACTGACGGGACTCTTACAGTTCTGTTTGCTGGCAACAACAAGATATTCAAACTTGGTACTGCTAATGCGGTGACTGAGTTGACCTATGGTGGTGGCGGTACTGCTCCTACTATTACGGCATCTAACTGGCAAACTGCATCCTTGAATGGCATTGCATACTTCTTCCAAACTGGTCACGATCCTTTGATTTATGATCCCGCAATAAGTACAACTACTTATCGCAGAGTGTCAGAGAAGTCTGGCTATGTAGCTACAGTTCCTCAAGCAAACATTTGCATCTCTGCTTTTGGTCGCTTGTGGGTGGCTAATACGTCTACAGATAAAGTAACAGTTACCTTCTCTGATTTGATTGCAGGTCATGTATGGGGTGGTGGCACTTCAGGCTCATTAGATGTATCTCGTGTATGGCCTAATGGTGCAGATGAGGTCATGGGCTTGGCAGCACACAATGATTTCTTGTTTATCTTTGGTAAACGACAGATTCTTGTCTATTCTGGTGCTTCTACTCCTGCATCTCTTGTTCTGAGCGACACAGTAGGCTCTATTGGGTGTATTGCTAGGGATACCATACAAAGTATTGGCTCTGACGTTGTTTTCTTGTCAGACTCAGGTGTTCGTTCCTTGATGAGGACAATTCAAGAAAAGTCTGCTCCCTTGAGAGACTTGTCTAAGAATGTTCGTTTTGACCTAAATTCAGCATTGGCAAGCGAGACATTGGCTAATCTGAAATCTGTTTACTCAGAAAAAGAAGCCTTTTATCTACTTGTTTTACCCGCATCTTTCCAAGTTTACTGTTTTGATACGAAGCAATCATTGCAAGATGGGGCTTCCCGTGTAACGAAGTGGGACTCAATTGCACCAACTGCTTTACGATCTTTGCGTAATGGCGACTTGTACATTGGTAAGAATGGGTACATCGGCAAGTATGGAACTTATCTTGATGACACATTAACGTACCGATTTGCGTACTACACAAATAATGCTGACTTGGGAAATCCTAATCAGATTTCTATTTTGAAAAACGTGACCGCTATTGTGATTGGTGGATCAGATCAGTTTTTGACTATTAATTGGGGATTTGACTACTCTGGTGCTTATCGTGCAGAGAATGTATATATCCCATCACAATCCAGTTTTGAGTATGGAACTGCTGAATACAACATTGCTGAGTACACAAGTGGTGTGCCAATTAAGACGCTAACTGCTAATGCTTCTGGTTTTGGAAAGATTGTCCAGACAGGGTATGAAACAACTATTAAAGGTGTTTCTTTTTCATTGCAAAAGATTGAAATTCAAGCCAAAGATGGCAAAATGGGGTAAACCATGTCAAATTATACTAAGACCACAAACTTTGCGACTAAAGACAATCTGTCGCCTGGCAATCCTTTAAAGATTGTTAAAGGTACTGAGATTGATACAGAGTTTAATAATATTCAAACTGCTGTTGGCACTAAAACAGATAATGCTTCTGCCAATATTACTGGTGGTTCAATTACTGGCATTACAGATTTAGCCATTGCTGATGGCGGTACTGGTGCTTCTACGGCTACTGCTGCCTTGAATAACCTTCTGCCTAGCCAAACAAGCAACGCCAACAAGTACCTTCAGACTGATGGCACTAATGCCACATGGGATGCAGTAAGTCTTTCAACTTCTGACATCACAGGAACTCTTCCTGTAGCAAATGGTGGTACAGGTGTAACTTCTTCTACAGGCACAGGCTCTGTAGTGTTGTCAAACTCGCCAACATTGGTGACTCCCGCTTTGGGGACTCCAAGTGCACTTGTTGGTACAAACATTACAGGAACTGCATCTGGCTTAACTGCTGGCAATGTTACAACAAATGCAAACCTAACTGGTGCAGTCACTTCTGTTGGTAATGCATCATCTTTGGGTTCATTTAGTTCTTCTGATCTTGCGTCTGCTTTGACAGATGAAACTGGTAGTGGTGCAAATGTGTTTGCTACTTCTCCTACTCTTGTTACTCCTATTCTTGGAACACCTACTAGCGCAACATTAACAAATGCTACAGGACTTCCTATCTCTACTGGTGTGTCAGGTCTAGGGACAGGCGTAGCAACGGCTCTAGCGGTCAATGTAGGCTCTTCTGGCGCACCTTTGGTCAATGGTGGTGTACTTGGTACTCCATCTAGCGGTACTGCAACCAATTTAACTGGCTTGCCTCTGACAACTGGTGTAACAGGACAACTTCCTATCGCTAATGGTGGTACAGGAACAGCAACACCTAGTTTGGTTGCTGGTACGAATGTCACGATTACTGGCACATGGCCTAATCAAACTATTGATGCTTCTGGCGGTGGCGGTTCTGGAACTGTTACAAGTGTGGCAGCTTCTGTCCCTAGTGTTTTCAGCATTACTGGTAGTCCAATTACAACATCTGGCACATTGGCAATTACCTATTCGGGTACTGCTTTGCCTGTTGCTAATGGCGGTACTGGACAAACATCTTACACAGATGGTCAATTGTTGATTGGTAACACTACTGGTAACACATTGACTAAAGCCACATTGACTGCTGGTACGGGTATTACTGTAACAAACGCATCAGGTTCAATTACTATCGCTGCTTCTGGTGGTGGTGGAACATCACTCGGCCTTGTTAAGGCCATCGCAGTTAACTGCATTCTTTGCTAAAGGAAAATCATGCCCGCAAATACCTCTCCTATTTATTCCATCGTTGGTGCAACTGACTCAGTAGCATCTAATGAATCTGGTCTTGTTGTTGGCCCAACGGCTAACACTTCGCAAACTGGTTCTGGCACTTTGTATAAAGCATTTACTGCTGGTGCAAATGGCTCTTACGTTCAAAAAATGCGTTTTAGACCAGTAGGCTCACCAGCAGCAACTGTTTGCCGTGTGTTTATTTCAACCAGCACTTCAACAAGTACAACAGTTACTTGGCTGTACGATGAGATTACATTGCCTGCCGTAACGGTTTCTCAGACTGCGGCTTCTAGCGTGTTTGAATTACCTTTAAACTTTGCGCTTGATCCTAACTATTTGTTGTATGTGACCTTTGGAACTTCTACTGGCTCTGCTGGTACAGGCTATTCCATCGTCACTATCGCTGGAGATTACTAAAATGATTACATGGTTTGAAATCACTTTTACAGATAACTCAACTGGCTATCAGAAGATGGAAGACGGCTATTGCATTGGCGTATATCGTGCCGATGGGACTGCTATTTCTCCCGAAGAAGCCGTTGAGTACACCTGCACAAACGACAATGCTACAGCGCCTACTTGGTATGTTGCGCCAACATCAGAAGCATAAAAATGTTTCCATTCCCCATAGCCACCCCGCAGGGATGTAACATCCAGACGTTTTATGGAAACGGAATTGGTAGTTCCGTTCAAAAATCGTGGAATAAACCTGTTGGTGTTAGCCATGTTTACATGATGTTGATCGGCGCTGGCGGTAATGGAAATGGTCTAGGTACTGGTGGAGGCTCTGGCGCAGTCACTGTTTGGTATGGGGCGGCTCAACACGTTCCTAATATTTTTAGGATTACTTTTGGTACAAGCGCAACAGCAGTTCTTCCCATGTTTAATTTGTCATCAATATTAACTGCCAATAATGGTTCTGGTGCAACCGCTGGAACTGCTTCAACCGCTGGCCCTTTTGCCGCTTCTGGGTTTTATCAATCTGTTGCTGGGCAAGATGGTTCTAGTGGTTCTATAACTGCGTCAACCACAACATTTTTAAGTGGCGGTAAATCAAACACTGGTAGTGCTGCTGTCGCTAATTACGGTTACACCTTTAATAGCGGAGCATCTAGAGCCGATGGTTTTTTTATGCTACAACCGATTATTGTTGGAATGGGCGGGCAAGACGATAACAATGGTGGACTTGGTTGCGGCGGCGGTGCTAATGGCATTGGTGGCAATGGCATGGTTTTGATTGCGAGTTGGTAATATGTCATATCCTATAAATTATCCAACGCCACAAGGCGCAAATGTCCAAATCTTTCAGAGCGGTATTACTAACAGCGCTTTATCAAATGATTGGGTAAAGCCACAAGGTGCATCCTTTGTTTGGTTTACTTTGATTGGTGCTGGCGGTGGCGGTGGCGGTGGCAACTATTTAACTGGAATTGGTGGTGGTGGCGGCTCTGGCGCTGTAACAAACTTTATGTGTCCCGCTTTTTTAATCCCAGATGTCTTACAAATCAATGTAGGCCGAGGTGGTGCTGGTGGTTTAAATGATGGAAGCAATGGTAATAATGGAAGTGTTACCCGAGTACGATACCAACAAAAAGCCACTACAGGATATGTACTTTTAGAAGCAAATGGTGGTTCTGCTGGAGTTGGAGGTGTAAGTACTGGTGATGGAGGCGCAGGTGGAGCCGCTAGTACAGCTAACTACTTTTCTGCTATGGGCTTTTTTAACAGCGTAGCAGGTCAGAATGGGGCTAATGACCTTACTGCAATTGCTGCATCTGCAACAACTTTTCTTGGTGGTGGAAGTGGAGGAGCGCAAAACGCAACCCCCCTGACAGCTACAGGAAACTATGGTTATGTAGCAACACCAAACTCAGGAATAGTAGTTAATGGTTTTTTTCAAACTCAACCAATTATTGTTGGGGTTGGCGGCCCTGCTAACTATGCAACTGGTGGAGTTTCATTGATAGCTGGAACAGGTGGCACAGGCTGTGGTGGTGGGGGTGGTTCAATTCATGCAGCTAGTGCAGCATCTGGCTTTGGCGGTCGTGGTGGTGATGGACTCGCAATAATCATTACATGGTGACAAGATGCTAGATACTTTTAATTTTCCAACACCGCAAACGGCCAACTACCAAGAGTTTTATGGTGGTCAAGCTGCTGGCTCTGATGTAGCAAATCGCACATGGGTTAAACCCCGTGGAGTGTCAATGGTTCGCTTTATGTTAATTGGCGGTGGTGGCGGTGGTGGCAACGGTTCGTCTACTGCTGGTGGTGGCGGGGGGGGTTCTGGGGCTGTTACTTCGTGGGTTGGCCCCGCCATGTTTGTTCCAGATATTTTGGCAGTTTTGGTTGGGGATGGCGGTGTTGCTGGTACAACTGCTGGGGCTACCACAATTACTTATGTTCTAAAAGATGGCAACAGTTATCAGTTACTTAGGGCTGGCGGTGGTAATGGTGGCGGCACTTCTAGTGGTGGAGGTGCTGGTGCTGCAATGACTGCCAATCAATTTACTGCTGCTGGTATTTTTACGTCTGTTGCAGGACAAGCTGGTGTGTCAGGAAGTTCAGCATCCTCGGGAAATAATGTTGACGCATCAACAACTACATTTCTATCGGGCGGTGGTGGCGGCTCTGGTGCAAATGGTGGAACTGGCGGTTCTGTAACGCCAAACTATGGGTATCCAGTACTTGCTTCTGCAACAAGTACCAATGCAGGTAAAGATGGTTATTTCATTACTCAACCAATCCTAGTCGGTGCAGGTGGTGGCGGAGGTTCTACAAATACTTCTTCTGGCGGTGCTGGGGGTCGTGGTGGTTTAGGATGCGGTGGCGGTGGTGCTGGTGAAGATTCCCTTACTGGTGGTGGCCGTGGCGGTGATGGCGCAGTATTTATTTGGGCTTGGTAGCCTAATCAACGATAATATGTATTAAGAATGGAGCTAGGATATGGCTGTAACTAACGAACAAATTGTAGAATTTTTGCTTGATAATCCTGGCATAAGTGATGCTGAAATTGTTGCTGCTATGGAGGAGTATGGTGTTTCTCCTTCTCAGATGGCAGAGGCTGTTGGATTAGATGAAGGAGAAGTTGTTTCCCGTGTAGCAGAGACTGTTCCTGAAGGCGAAACTATCACTTTGGGTGACACTATTGTTCAACCTCAGTATCAAGTAATTGGTTCTGGTGAAGATCGTCAAGTTGGTGGTCTTGAGAATGTCTATACCTATAAAACAGGTGAAAATAGAACAGGTGGTGGATATAACCAATATAACCCTGATGGCACTCTTGCTCGTACTGGTACGCAACAAGAAGTTAAAAGTGGTTTAAAAGAGTTTGCACTTGGTTCTGCCCTATTATTTGGTGGACTAGGTGGTGGATTTCAAAGTTTGTTTGGTGGCGGTGGGGCTGCAACTGGTGCGGCAGGAACTGTAGGCACTACTGGCTTAACAATGGCTGAGTTGGCTCAACTTGACCTTGCTCTTGGTGGTGCGGGTGGTACTGCGGGTGCAACTGCTCTTGCTAACTCTTTAACTACTGGTGCTTTAGCAGGTACATTGACAAATCTAACAGGTGGTAGTGGTACTGGTGCTTTGACGGGTGCTTTAGGCGGTACTGTTGCAGGGATGGGAACAGGAACTGGTTTAACAGCAGGTGCAGGCGGTCTAGGTCTTAGCACTACAGGTGCAGGTTTAGGGGTGGCAGGAACAGGCGCAGGAATTACGGCAGGTACAGGATTAACAGGTACTGGTGTTTTGGCGGGTTCTGGACTTGGTACAACTTTATTGGGTACAGGAACGGGAACATTGGGAACTGGTGCATTGACAACTGGTGTAGGAACAGGACTTGGTACAGGATTAAATTTAAACAATCTTGCTAATTTGCTTTCTGGTGGACTAGGTACAGCGGGTAGTTTGCTTCAGATGCAACAATCTAAAGAGGCTGCTCTAGCTGCCCAACAAAGGATTGATGCAGAGACTGCTGCGGCTAAACAAGCGGCTCAGTTTAGACCTGTTGGCATGACCACTCGTTTTGGTACATCTCAATTCCAAGTTGACCCTGTTACTGGTCAATTGACAAGCGCAGGGTACACATTAAGCCCTGAAGCTAAGAATGCTCAAGACAGATTAGTAGCATTAGCTGAACAAGGTTTACAACAAGCTGAAGGCGCACAAGCACAATTTGCTCCTTTGCAAACAGGCGCACAGAACCTGTTTAACTTGGGTAATCAATACTTAGCTCAATCTCCTCAAGATGTCGCTCAAAACTATCTCAATCAGCAGATGGCTTTGTTGCAACCTGGTCGTGAACTAGAGTTGGCTAATCTGCAAAACAGACTCCAACAACAAGGTCGTGGTGGTTTGGCGGTTGCTCAAGGTGGTGCTTTAGGCGCTACTACTCCTGAACTACAGGCTTTGTATAACGCTCGTGCTACTCAAGAGGCTCAATTGGCGGCTAATGCTCAACAGTATGGTCAACAGAATGTCGCATTTGGTGCGGGATTGCTTGGTACTGGCGCACAGACTATGGGCAACTACTATGCAGGTCAGCAACAAGCCTATGCTCCTTATACGACTGCTTTGGGACAAGTTCAAGGCTTAGAGACCTTGGGTCAACAACCCTTGCAAATGGGTGCGTCTCTTGGCCAAACAGCATCTACTGCGGGTGCTAGGGTTGGCGCTTTAGGCTTAGAAGGTGCAAATATTAGTCAAAGATTGGCCACAGGTGCTAATGCTACAACCAATCCTTATGCTCAAGCATTGATGGCGGCAGGTAATCCAAATGCCATGTTTGGTCAATCACTTGGTAATGTGTTTGGCGGTCTATTTTCGTAAGGAATCATCATGGCTGAAAATATAGTAGCGGGTCTGTTCGGTATGACTCCTGAATCGTATCAGGGTCAACAGTACCAACAAGACTTAAAAAGGAGCTATGAATTAGCTCAACTTGATCCTGGCGCTGCGGCAAGAGCGCAGTTAGGTGCAAGTGTTGGTCAACTAGGTCGTGGATTTGCTGGTGCTTTGGGTATTGAAGACCCACAACTAAAGCTAATTAGCACTCGTAACTCTATTGCCCAACAGATAGACCAATCTGATCCTGAGTCAATCTTAAAAGGCGCTCAGATGCTTGCACAAGCTGGTGACCAACAAGGAGCTATGGCTTTGGCTCAATATGCTCGTCAAGCACAGAGTGAGATGGCTCAAGCACAACAAAGACGGGCAGCTGCAGCGGCTTCTATGGCTCAAGCAGGTCGTGAGCGAGTCCAAGCTGATCCATTTCAGAAATTAGTGGAATCAGGTAAATATACTCCCGCAAGTCTTGCAGAGTATCAAAGAACTGGATTACCCGCAGATTTAGTTTTATACGAAAAACCTGAAAAACCAACATCGGCAAACATTAAAGAGATTGGCGTTGCTGAAGCTACTAGAGAGCCTGTTTACTTAGATGTAAACAATGACCAACAGTTTATCTACAAGAAAGATGAAACTGGTAAACAAGTTCGTGTGCCATTTACAGGCGGTGTTGATAGAAAAACATCTGAAACTAAAGTTGGTGGCGTTACATTGCCAGCAGGTGAGTCTGAGTTTGTAAAACAACTTGGTAAAAAAGACGCTGATCGTGTTGATGCGGCTATTACAGTGCGTGATACGGCTGTTTCTACAATCAACTCACTGAACAAACTTGCTTCATTGCCTGACAATCAATTGATTACGGGACAATTTGCGACAGGTCGTGTTGGTGCTACCAATTTGTTGGTAACACTTGGTTTGGCTGCTCCTTCTGATACCAATAAACTTGTATCTAGTCAGGAATACCAAAAAGTTGCGGGTGATGTTATCTTGCAAACACTTGGTGGCAAGTTGGGTTCTGGATTCTCTAATGCGGATCGTGAGTTCATTCAGGGACTTATTCCTCAACTTGAGACAAATCCTAACGCTCGTAGACAGCTTATCTCTTTCATGCAGAACAAGAATCAAGAGATTGTTAAAGAGTCAATTAGGCTTGAAAATTATGCCCGTGATAAAAATGGTTTAAAAGGCTTTGAGCCTAAGATTCCAATGTCTGTTGCACCTACTCAGCCAAGACCTTATTCTGGCTTAACAAATGAGCAACTTGATGCAAAAATCAGAGCCGCACAAGCTCAACAACCACGATAAGAGGTAAAGAATGGCTGATTCATTAGCAGAACTGATTGCTGAAAGAGAAAGACGCTCTGGTCGTGTTACTGGTGGTGTTCGTAGTGTTCTTGAGCAACCTGAAGAAACAACTACTTTAGAAGAAGTTAAAAGGGCTGTTACATCTCTTTTAAAAGGCTCTACTAAAGGTGTTATTGACGTTGTTGGTGGTTGGGGCAACCTTTACGATTACATCAAGAAGAGCAAACAACCAAATCCTCTGTCTAGCGTTGGTTTGGTAAACGCTATCAACAATGTTGGTGGCCCTGACTTGATGAAAATTGAGGGTTATAAAGGTCTGTACCAAATGGGTCAGGCTGGTGGCCCTGCGGCAGTAATGTCGGCAGTAGCGCCAGGCAGTAGTCTGTTTAGATTGGGAACTCCTGCTAGAACTGCGGGTGCTGAATTCACTACCGCAGGTACTTTGGGTTTGTTGTCTCAACAAGTCGCCCCTGAAAGCCCTATGGCTCAGTTAACCATGCAAACCTTGCCATACTTGGTTGTGGGCGGTGTTCGTGGTTATAGCGCCAAAGGTCAGCAAGACAAAATCAATGAATACAAGAAGTTGCTTCCTGAAGGCGACAAGAACATCTTTGATGAGTTTATGTTGCGTGGTCAGGCATCATCTGACCCTGTTATTGCTGCTGACATTGCAAGACTTTCTAGGTCGCCAAAGTATTTAGAACTTGTTACTGCTTTGAATGAAGGCGCTGCCAAGAAAGCCGTATTGGGTATTGAACCTAAAGCTGCTGCTTTGACCCAAGAACAGGCAAAAACTGGTGTTATTCAGGGCATTCAAAACAAACTTGAAGCCATTAGGGACAGTAAATCTACTGGTTTATTTGAGAAAGCTAAAGGTTATGGTGCAAACCTTCCATTGGTTGACCCATCTACTACATTGGCAAACATTGACAACCTAGTTGCTAGGTATTCTGCACAAACAACACCAAATGCGGATCGTGCTGTTCAGGTACTGCGAAACATTAGAGAGCGTTTGGTTACAGAAGTTCCTGTTAACCCAGAGCAAGTTGCTCTCAGGGGTGCTACTGGCCCTATAGAGATGACAAACAAGCGCACTGTTGAGCAAGTACAGGGTGTTTTGTCAGAGTTTGGCAAGAAAGCATCTGCTGGCGACAACTTGATTAAAGACTTGTCTATCTCTGATGAACGAATTATCTCTACTGCTATTTTTGGTGGCATGAAAGACGATTTAAGAAACGCTATTAAAACATCGTCAGGTAATGATAAAGCGGCTTTAAACCTATTGTCAGAAGCCCGTAATCGTGTTGAGAAGTCAAGCACCGCTTATCGTGAGGCAATTTCTCAGGGTATGCCAGCTTATCTGCAAAACAAAACACTTGCAGAAGTGTCTCCTGAAGAGCTTTTGGTTACCTACAAAGCATTGACTCCTAACCAAAGGGCATCAATGCGCTCTTGGATTGATAACACCGATGCTGCTGCTTTATCTGTCCTTGACAAACAAATCTTTGATGACTTTGTAAGCAAGGCTAGAACACCAAATGCTACTGGCGTAGAGACTGTTAACCTAGAATTGATGGCTAAGAACTGGCGTGGTCTTAATACTGTAGACAAGGATGCTTTGGTTACTGCTTTGGGTACTAATGCGTCAGAGTTTGGCAGTCGCATGAAAGATGCTGAATTGATGACCAGGAAGATGAGCGTTAGCCAACCAACAATACCTCCCATTATTGGTGGCGAGACTGTGCGTGAAGCATCTGCTGTTTTGGGTGCTGCGGGTGGTTATGCAACATCTAAGGTTGGTCAACTTGGCTTGGATATTGTCAATTCCTTTAGCAAGGGTGGCTTGAACGAAGACCAGTTGATGAAGGCTTTGCTTACTCCTGAAGGCGCTCAATTCTTGAAGACTGCAGCTTTAAGCCCAAGGTCTGAAAAAGTTTTGTCAGATTTGACAAAAATGGAGAATTCCAATCCTGTCGCACGATGGATGGTTGGAACTACTGCTCGACTAGGCCCACGAATGGCTAGTGCAGAGCAACCTACTGTTCAGACACAAGAACAAGCGACTGCTGGTGAAGATGAACTTGCTGCTTTGTTACAAGAGCAAGCAATGCGTCAACAACAACCTACTCAAGCACCTGCTGAAGAAAATGGTTTGGCAACGCTTTTGCAAGAAAGAGTGAATCAAATGCAACAGAATCAACCAACACCTGTGCAGTAATGAGAGACTTTGCCGAAGCATTTGTTGCGGCAGTCTTTCTTGTTTGTTTTGTCATTTATTGTAGTTATATTATTGTTTGGGCATTTCCGTGATCGCCTTTCTCTTGGCGGCAACCATAGAGTACCGATGTATTAAGTGGACTTGGACTGGTGATGTTTACAACCGAAGGGTTGTTTGCATTAAGTGGGAGAGAAAGAAATGATTGATCCGATCACAGCTCTAGCTGGCATACAGTCAGCTATTTCGATGGTCAAGAA